ATCTGCAACGCCGAAGAAGTAAGGTTGACCGATAGGGTCAGTTAACATAAGTCTCCTACACCCAACACTTATGGAAACTGATCCTATCGTTCCGAATACCGACGCCCTGGCTGACAAGTTGCATACCGACCTAGGGCTAAAGACTGAGATGGGACGCGAATACCTCCGCGCCATCATGCCGTTGGCCTTGCTCATGGACCGGAAGCAACAGGACTACGGTAGCGCTAACATCAGTCTTAACGGCGAGTTGGGCGTGATGGTCCGCACCCAAGACAAAGTCAGTCGCATCAGCAACCTGCTCAAGAAAGAGATGCAGGGTAAGCCGGCCGCGAACAATGAACCAATCGTGGATTCATGGACTGACCTCGCAAACTATGGCGTCATCGGTCTGCTCCTGCGGACTGGCAAGTGGCGCTAATGGTTTCTGCCTAGGACAAAGGATCAGCATAACAGGTGGATGCGTTCGTACCGCGAACGACGTCCGGATAGGTTTCTCCTTTCGTCAGCTAAGCAAAGGGCAAGGCAAAGAGGTTTGCCATTTTCCATCACGGAGAAAGACATCAAGATAGGTAAGCGTTGTCCGGTCCTTGGCATCCTTTACAAGACCGGAGTAAGCAAGCGGCCGATAGAGTCATCTCCTACCCTTGATAGGATTAACCCCAAGCGAGGGTATGTACCAGGCAACGTCGTCGTCATCTCCCTGATGGCTAACCGTATCAAGTCTACGGCCAACGCCCGCCAGATCCTGCGGGTCTACCAATGGCTGCGCAAGATTACCAAGAAACGGGGCATATCCTACAAGTCATCAAGTCGGTCTAATTGACTACCGAGGCAAGGAAGTCATCATACCATCATGATCATCTATCTCATCGCCGGCGCGCTTCTAGGCGCAGTCATCGGTCTGTTCGTCGTCCGCAACAACCAAGCCAAGGTGGACAAGTTTATCGACGATACTCAATCGGTCATCGAGAAGGACAAGGCCAAGGCCAAGGCTTTGCTAGACGCGTTGAAAGGGAAGTGATGCGTTCGCTCATGGTCATGGCGGTACTGCTGGCAGGTTGCTCTCACGCACCCATCCCAGTCCAGCCTACCTCCCCGACCGACGAGAGCGTAATCAAGGCGGTAGAAGCCACGCAGGACAGGATTGATGGCAAGGTGGCTGCGGCCGTCATCGTGGCGCGAGAGAACCTAGACAAGCCTCACGTCGCGGACAGCGAACTGGGGGTAGCCTTATCCCTGTTAGACCCTCCTAGCCAAGAGGAGGTTAGCCTGGCGCGCCAGCGATCTGAGCATGCGTCTTCGGCCGACTATGATGCGGCCAAGAAGTTTGGGTCTAAGCTACTTGCCTCCCTAGGGGATGCCCAGAAGAAGATGGAAGACAATCAGAAGGAAGCCTCTCGCGTATCGGCCATAAAGGATGCCGAGATTGCTGACCTGACACGCAAACTCAATGACTCTTATAGCCTGGTCTGGACCATCGTAGCTGCTGGCCTAGTAGTGGTAGGCGGTCTGGGCATGGCCTTTGGCGTACCGCGTGCCGGCGCGTGGCTGATCCTCGTCGGCTTTGCCACGGGCGTATACTCTCAGCTGCTCGACACCGAATGGTTCATCCCCTGCGTCTGCGGTCTTGCGGCCGTCGCAGCCATCTTCACCTACTTCCATTTCATGCGTAAGCCTGACCCGATTTCCGATGAAACGAAAAAATGAAATCAAAGTCATCTTTGAAGAACTTGGCGAAAACCCGCCGAACGGGAAGAACGGAACGTCTTTCGGCGAGACGGATAAGAAAAACGAAATCATCCTCGACCCGCGCCAGGGAGAGGGTGAACTTCTTGACTCGGCTGTTCACGAATTGCTTCACGTTGTATGCCCTCATATGGCAGAAGGAAGCGTCCACGGAAAAGCGACGCGCATCGCAGATACTCTCTGGAAGATGGGATACAGACGCGTAATTCTATGACACCGGAACAGAACAACATGATCCAAGACGCAATGGCATCGGCCGCCATCGGCGGCGCCGGCGCAGTCGCCAGGCAGGCCATGTCCAAGGAACCGTTCTTTACCTGGAACTTCCTAGGCCTGTGCATGATGGCCTTCTTTGTGGCAATCGTCAGCGGGTTTGCCACCAAGGGGTTGATTCAATCCGAAACCCTACGCATTGGGTGTGTCGGCGTCCTGTCTTTCTGCGCGCCGGAAGTCCTGAAACGCTTGATTCTATTGGTCAAAACAAAGGCTGACGAATTAATCAAGAAAAGCAGGGATTGAGGCTTGACGGATGTAGGACAGTCCTACAATGTGTCGGTCCAACGATGGAACCGGCAATCAACATCAAGCAGCTTATCGCCCACTTCGGCGGCCGCATCGAATTGTGGCGCAAGCTGAACGCCAGAGGCGTTAAGATCTCGGTCAAGACCATCGAGAAGTGGGGCGAGCGTAATAGCATCCCCACGTCCCGTCTTGCCCAGCTTATGGACTTGGCCTTGACCCTTGGCCGGCCTATCAACATCAACAAGTTTCTTCTCCGCACCGCCCCCAACGCGCTGACGGCAGTTTCCCCCCAAACCGACAATGAGCAAAAACACCAAGACGTCTGACGTCACCACGGCATCGCTGGAAGAACTCCACGCGATCCTCGCTAAGCAGAATAAGATCATCGCCACGGCCGAAAGCGTCGTCGATGGTATCACCGCCGAACTCCGCAACCGCTACGCGACTCGCCTCGCTGACGCGCTGACCGAGCAGGGCAAGGTTCACGGACAGTTTTCTTTCGACGACGACGGCTTCAAGCTGACCGGCGAAGTGAAGGCTACCGTCAAGTGGAACAGCGACGCCCTTCGCGGTATCGCCCAGTCCCTGCCCCACGACCAGGTTAACCGCCTGTTCAAGATCGAGTTTTCCATCCCCGAAAAGAACTTCTCGACCATCGACGACAAGGTCTTGCTTACCCGCCTGACCGAAGCGCGTACCGTCAAATACTCGGAACCCAAGTTTAAGTTTTCCGAATAATCTCCCAACCCAACAAACATGATCAAACTCATCAAGGCTGACGACCGCCTCAAGGCCGTCCCGAAAATCAACATCGCCCTGTTCGGCCCTTCCGGGGTCGGCAAGACGACCCTCGCCCGCACCCTCGACCCGGAGACGACCCTCTTCGTGGATTTGGAAGGCGGAACCCTCGCCATCCAGGGCTGGGCCGGCGACGTCCTCGACGTCCGTGGCATCGCCCAGCAGCTCAACAAGTACCCGTGGGAAATCGCCCGCGCGCTTGCCCTCTACATCGGTGGTTTCGACCCTTCCGACAAGGACGGCGCTTACTCCAAGCCGGTCTATGAGGCTGTCTCCAAGGCCTTTGCCGCCATCGACCTGAACAAATACAAGACCATCTTCCTCGACTCCATCACCGTCGCTTCCCGCGAGTGTTTCAAGTGGAGTCAGGTCCAGCCCGAAGCCATGGCGGCTAACGGCAAGCCTGACACCCGTGGCGCTTACGGCATCCTTGGCCGTGAGATGATCCGCTGGCTGACTCACCTCCAGCATGCCTCCAAGTCCGTCATCGTCGTGGGTATCCTCGACCAGGAAGTTGACGACCTGAAGCGCATCAGCTGGACCCCGCAGGTCGAAGGTTCCAAGACCGGCCGTGAACTCCCCGGTATCTTCGACCAGGTCATCACCCTCCAGACGTTCAAGACGGAGGAAGGCCAGTCCTTCCGTGGTCTTATCTGCCAGCAGGTCAACCCCTGGGGCTACCCTGCCAAGGACCGCAGCGGCCGTCTTCAGATGATGGAACCGCCGCACCTCGGCGACCTGATGAAGAAGATCCGCGAAGGCGAACGCATCGACACGAACATCGTGACGACCATGCCCAAGGACGCGGCCAGCGCCAAGTAACTCTCACCCACCCAGAAACCCAAACAAAACAAAACCATGGAAGATATGTTCTCATTCGGCGGCGGTGCAGCCGACGCCCCCAACCTCATCCCTGCCGGGACGCTCAGCTTCGCGCTGATTGAGTTCGGCGCGGCCAAGACCTCCGGCAAAGGCGCGACGTACTACCCCGTCACGCTCACCCTGATGGACGGCCAGCACGAAGGCCGTAAGGTCTTCGACACCATCCCTGACCTGAAAGATCCTAACGTCAGCCCTGGCTGGAAGAAGATGGCGCAGGGTCGCCTCATCCGCATCCTCGAAACCGTTGGCATCTTTAACCCTGCCAACAAGGATTCCTACAAGACGTTTAACAACGCTCCGTTCGTGGAAGTCCTGAAGGCTGTCAGCGATCGCCGCGTGGCTATCCGCGTCTCGGTCGAGAAGTCGGAAGACCCGGCCTATGCCGATAAGAACAAGGTGGGCGAGTTTCTCTCCCCTAACCCTGAGTCGGCCGGCTACCGCGATTTCCTTAA